ATTCTTCATACCTGACTAATAAGTTAGTATCCCCACTTGGCTTGTCTGTTGTTATGCTTTCCATGTAGTCAGACAAAGAAGAAACAGTAAAGTTATCAGGATCTAAAGTGCTTAAAAAAGATTTAGTTCCCTTCTGAACATCTTTTATTTTAGTCTGTTCAAGAACGTACTCTTGTTGTTTAGCTACATCATCTGGATATAGGAATTGAGCGTTCTGCATAGGGCTAGTACCAGCAGCCTCTCCTGCCTCTTGTATCTTAGTTTGGTTTGAAACATATTCTTGTTGTTTAGTAGTATCGTCTGGATGTATGAACTGAGCTTCTTGTATTCTAGTGGTCAGTTTAGGTGCTTTAGTATCTGTTGCTTTAGGAACTTCTAATAACTTCACACCTCCTAGACTACCTACTTCATACATTCTATCTGCCGCATACAAGTCTGTATTATATTTAGTGTTCATATCAGCACCACTCACTTGAGTATAAGTTTGTTGTGCATTACCCTCGCTATCCTTTTTAGGATCGTAAGCTTTCCATTCATTGTTGCTCTTTAAAGAATAAGAAACACCTGCCTTTGCCCAAGCTTTACCCTGCTTTATTAATTCTTCGCCTGAAATACGCTCACCAAATGTTACTGCTTTAGTTCCTTCTGCTGTAGCAGGGGCCGTACCTACTGTTTGTATATCGCTTGGATCAGTATTGCTTACAGATACCCTAGTATCTACACCATCTATTACTACGGTTGTCATTGTACGAGCAGAAGGATCTTTTGGTTTTCCTGTTCCACCTAAAGATTTCCAAACTCCTGAACTTTTAAGGAACACTCCTTCTACTTCTACCCCATCTACTGTTCTTGATTGAGGCTTCCATTCGTCAGCAACTTGAGGTGGTAAATCAGGTCTTGTTGCTGCACCGATTGTTGTTCCTAAAGGAGTAGCGTTTAGATCACGTAGAACTTGAGTGCCTACTCCTTGAGCATCATACTCAGTAACAAACTGTCTGTCCTCTTTAGGAGCCAACTGAGCAGATAGAGCCATTCCTTTATCAGCCATGCTTATAGCGGCTGTAGGATCAAACTCATTAATAAACTTACTAGCTGAAAAGTATGTCTCTGGTTTAGACCAATCAGCATCAGCAAACTTCTCTTTGAACTTACGCATACCGATTGCTTTAGGGCTAATGGCTTGACCAAAAGCACCCATAGCCGTAGACATAGCTACGCCTTTCTGTCTTTCCGCATTGAGCATGGCATTGTAGGAAGACTGTACTGTATTTAAAATATTTGATTGTGGCCCTGAGCCAAATAATCCACTAGCCATTATAATTCACCTGTGTTATTAATTATCATCATCATGCCCCTGTCAACCAATCCCAACCAGCCGATAGTATATCACCACCTGTGTCAGTTCCTGCAAAAGCAGCCGCAGCTTTCCAAGCATTAGCAGAACTCTGTGCCCCTATACCTTTATCGGCTAACGCTTGTTGGAATGCAGGTTCTCTATTGAAGCTGTTGATTTCTTGTAGCACTGGAACTGAACCTAAAGCGGCTTGTTGTGATCCAAACTGTTGATTAGCTACATTCTGACCTAAACCAAATAGACCTGCTTGATTCTTCAACATACGGTCTTGCATCTGATTACCGTACTGTTGGGCCTGTACACCCTCTTGGAATCGTTGATTCTCTTGTTCAGTTTCTAATTGAGCTAAGGCTCTTGTTCCAGCAGTAGCTCCTAGTTTACCAGACTGAACTAGACGACTCAAAGCAGATTGCGTCTGTTGCTCCCTGAGAGGCTCCCTAATGGCATTTACGCCAGCTAGGTACTCTGAGGCTGCATCAGTAGGATCAAAGCTCTGGTAGGCTTTCTGGGCACTCTGAAGCTGCCCTAATAGACCTGTCTGAAAGTTAGCGTACTCTGGACTCTCTGATTGACTAAATTGACCTGTATCTGGATCATAACGTGTAGATCCAAATAAATTATTGAAGGTAAGACCTTGAGGATTTCTAGAGGCTGCTAACTGAGAAGTAGGATCACCCTCTACCGCAGTAACTCCCATCATTCCTGATCCTGCTGCGCCTCCTGTATTCCTAGATATAATAGTCCCATCTGCTGCTGTTACTGTGGTCACTGTCTGACCATTAATTACTTCAGTGTTAGTAGTATTTCCTGTGATGTCTGTACCTGTACCACCAGCAGGTAAGTTAGCGTATTCTTGACTCTTCAGTATATCAGATCGTACATTTTCTATTGTCCATCCTTCATTCAGCATTTTATCACTGTAGAAATCTGAACCCTCTTGACCTAAGTCCCTCTTTAAAACGTCAGTGTAAAGGGATTTAAGTTGAGTTTCTTGCGCTGTATCATTCTCTTGACCTTCTTTACTGAACCTTAAATCAGCCAATACTTGCGCTCTGGTTTTTCGCCCTGCATTCATTTCTTCAGTGTAGAAATCTAATCCTTTAGAAGCTATATCCCTGCCGAACTCTCTTTGGTATTGGGTCTGTAGCCATTCAGCATCAGTGCCTCCAGTTAATAAAGAATTGTTTGTAGCTGTAGCTGTAGCACCTGTCTCTTGTAGAAGAGTAGCATCAGCAGCAGCAGAAACAGTATCATTATTACCACTAGCAGAGACAGTATCAGTAGTACCTCCACCGCCAGAAGTCACGTTTGAGGTACTGGCTGTCCTAACAGAAGTGTCCCGAGCTAAGTTTGCTTTATCAGCAGCACTCATGTTACTCCACTCATCCCCTCCTGCGTTATTTAACTCCATCCATTTGTCAGCAGAAGAATCGTCCATTCCGTGAAGAGTCTGGTTATAAAAATCTTTTGCAATTTTAATGACTACTTTAACTGGTGTAGGGATTCCTTTAATTACATTGTTAGGTAATTCAGATTGCTCATACCAAGCACCTGTATCTGATTGCTGTAGACTACGGTTAGCATAAGGATCTGCTTCAGTATTAAAGTTATCGTAGTCTACTACCGCAGTAAGTGCTTTTACGTAATCGTCATTATTTGTTGCAACAGAGTTTGCTTTAGCTTCAAGTGTTTGTTTGTATCTTTTACCTTCGGTACTTGCAACTAATTCTTTTAAAACTTGATTAGTGTCGCCTCCTGCGTCTTGTACTTTCTTTACGTAGTGAGCTAATGCATCTGGAGCAGGGGCTCTACCTAAAGCAGCCGCATAGAGTTTAGCTACACTATCTGTTGCCGCGCCTTTAGAAGCCTCTGTTGTTATAGCTATTGTGTTATCGTTTCCGTTACCTTCGTCTAAGGAAGTATAACCTGCTGGAGCAGTGCTTAGACTTGAGTATGACCCAGTATAACCAGCACCCATTCCTTGATTGCCACCTGTCATGTTACTAGAGCTATTGCTATAAAAATTATTAGGAGTCGCCATTATGCTGTCCTCTTCCAAAAGTAAACTACGACATAAGGCTGTACAATATCGTGTGTATGAGCCGCCCCACTTCCTTGAGTTCCAGTGTTAGGAGCCCCTGCGCCTCCATTGGTCGTAGCGTATACATTAGCACTTCCAGCACCACCACCTAATGTCCAACCTGAAGTATGGGAGTGTACTGGCATCTCAGTGATGTCTAAGGCATGAGCGTCTGTCTTAGCACCGCCTGTCTCTTCTACAACATTAAAAGAAGCGTCTGAAGAATCAATACCTACTAGAACCCTACCAGCACCAAAGGCTGACCATGTACCTACTCCTAATAGAGTAGCAGGGTTAGTAGCAACAATAGAAGTGTAGACAGACCCTACAGGGTAAGCAAATCCATTTACTGTGGCTGCATTAGAAGAGGCATTTGTAATAGCTGCGGCAACAAAGGCTGTAGTAGCTACTTTAGTAGTTGTATCACCAGACGTAGGAGTAGCTGCGCTAAAGGCTTCTGCTCCATTACCGTTTAACTCTGCTTTAGAGTTGACTGCTGTTTGAATTGCTACAAATTCAGTATTAAAACTATCGCCTGAAATAACCTTAGCTGGATCTGAGTCTGCTAAAGCATCCTTACCTGACCACGCTATTTGTACCGTGTAATTACTCATCGAATCTTGCCCCCTTTAGCTAAAACGGTCATGCTCTGTAGCGACCCTTTGAACCCTTTAATTAAATTTATCATTTCTATCTGTACCACCTTAGCAGCTTTACTTAAATTAATTCTGTACTCTCTAGGGAAGAACAGAGGTGAGTATTTAGACGCACCATATAAACTTGTACTGGAACCGTATAAAGCAGTAACTCCAGAAGATGAGGGCCTAAGATTAAAAGAGGCTGAATCGCCTTGTGTATTATTGTAGTCTCTAAACCAGTTAACTGTAACATCTTGCTCACGACCCCCATCTATAACACAAGAAAACTGTTTCAATAGTTTAGCTGTGTGAGGGTTTCCAAAGTCCATCCATACCGTTTTAAATATTGTTTGATATGCGTTATTGACTGCGGTAGATCCTGAGTAGTCTACATCAAAATAGTTATCGTAATCAGCAACTACACCATTGAATGTTTTACCTACAACACTAGATCCTAGTCCAATGTAGAGAGTACCTTCATTAGTAGAAAAGTAAGACTTAGGGCTTCTACTGAAATCAGTAAGCCACTTAGTAACACGGGGAGTCATGTCTGGATTCTGAGCTTTAAAGTCTAAGATGTATGTTTCATTAATCCCTGTAAACGATAAAATATAGTAACCACCAGAGTGATTAAATTGAGCCTTAATATCGTCTGGACTCGATGAAGTGATGTGTTTGATAATATCACTCTTGACATTTTTAGTCAAGTCTGTTAGGGGCATCTTGTCTTGTATCTTAGTACGATTGAGGGATCTCACACCGTCAGCAGATAAGAATAAAACATCATCACCAAAAGCCTGTACTGAGTCACGGGCAATACACCCTACTCCATGTATAACCTCATCTAAAGCAAAAGTAGCAGCACTAGGATCAAAAGGATCATTATAGATAGCTATGTTCTGCTTTCCGAAGATAATCAACTTACCGTTAAATGACTCTAACGCCACTATCTCATCGTATCCCCACACCGACCTCATGTTAAGTACGCCAGCTCCAGTGCCATGCCATTTATGATGCTCTAAAGTTTTAGAATAAAATAAAGTTTCTTTGTCTTCTGAAATACCTGCTGCCCATAGTCTACCGTACTTAGATAAGACACAAGAAGGGTTAAACGTAGTTACGCCAGTAGGGGCTACATAGTGAGTAGTATCCTCTAAATCAGACCACACCCCAGTAGTTTGATCGTAGTGTATTGGCTTGTGTCCTTTTTGGACTGCTATAGCATGATCGTCATACTGAACCCACTGCCAATTATCTGCTGTAATAGTCTGGGGAGTATTAGCAAAAGTCTGTTGAGTAGATGTAGCAGGAGAAGTGCTAAAATCCATCTTAAATATTTTATTATTTGCAGAAGATATTAAAGTAAATGTACCGTCTGTATTTTCATGGTTATGTAGAGACTTTACAGCGTAGTTTCCTACAGAATTAGAGATAGTTCTAATCCCCTTACGAGAAGTTAACCTACCTTCTGAGGTAAGCATTATATTCTCTGCTTTAACCAGCCATCGGTGGTCTAGACTAGAAGCGTTAGCCTGAGTGTTTAATCCAAAGACTCCTACTGAGTCTAGCACTAACGGGGATAAGGGCTTAGTTGGCATACCACACAGTCTCCATTTGAGTCTTACCAGCATCAATCTGAACTGCTCTAGATATTACGTTGTTATATTCTACCGCAGCTACAGACACTTGAGTGCCTCCGTCTTCGCCTCGTTCAGCTAAGGCTCTCATGTAAGCACCTAAGATAACAGCTTGTTCAATTACATAACAATGAGTAGCTGCTTGAGTGAGCTTATCTTGTGGCTTAACTACGTTAAAGTTAATCTGTCGTATGTCATTAGGTACGGGCCAAATATCAACTACAGTGTCTAGGTTATCGTCTATACCGTTAAAACCATATCCAATAGGTTGTCCTGTAGATATATTAGCAGTAGGAAATACTTTTAAATTTATCTCAGCACTAGACATCTGTTTTAAATGTATTCCTTCTTTCGTGTCTATAACATCTAAAACTTTAAAGTCTCTATCTGCTCCCACTAAAGAGTAAGACATAGTTCCGCTTGTAGTAGAAATAGCAGACGTTACCCGTAGCACTTGCCAATCCCAGTAATGCTCTACTTCATACTTTGCATCATTAACGAAGTCACCAATCATTTTTTGATAATCAGTAGGGCCGTTAGATGAAGATAAGTCGCCTGTCCAATCAGAACCTAATTGATCCTCTCTTAGCCTACGCAACACCCCATCTATAATTTCTCTATATGTCATTTATTGAACCTTTCCCATTAAATAAGAACTAAGGCCACCAAAAATAGCAGCTAATGCCACAAAACCAGAAGCCATGCCCCTAGCTTTAGCTATTTGAACTGAGTGGTGGTCTATCTCAGTACCGTGTAAATTAATTCTAGTATCTATGTTATCTAACCTGTGTTGGATAGCTAGTTGTTTTTCTTCCATTCGGATAATAGCGTTCATTAGTTCTGCCATTTTATCAACTTTAGCTGTTAGAGCTTCTAGACTATTTTCTATTCTATCAAATCGTTGTTCTGACACTTTTAATAAGTCCTTATATAATAAAAAACACCAAAAGCTGCGGCTACTATAATTATAACAATCCCTAGTACAAGTAAACCCTCATTAATATTTGAGTTAATTTTAGCCTGTCTAATCTTTCGTTTTTTAGCATCAGCTTTTTGTTTCTTAAAAAACTCATCACGGAATTGTTGATACTTGTAATAGCCGAGAAGTCCTTGTTTGTTGAGCATGAACTCTAGTTCTTTTTCCTGCCGCTCTATAGCTTGTTTAGCTTGGTAAGCAGCCAGAACGTCACCTGTACCTAGTTTAGCTTTCTGCTCAATAGCTTGGCTTGCGCCAAAGTATTTAGTTAAAGCCGAACCAGCGTCTGCGATTTCCTTTCCGTTACTTAGTGTTTGCTTAATTACTTGAAAAGCTGCATTAGCAATAGCTAATTCTGCTAACATACCCACAACCTCCTTGTATATTCTTGTGGAATACCGTATGGCTCCCTAGATGGTTGCACTACAAGATACTCTGCGTTTACTCTGTTTACTGACGGTTCAATAAGTAAATCTTGACCTATAGGGGCTAATGACGTAGACACATGAACAGGGTATATTTCTAGTGGACTAGAGTTCATTATATACTTTGTAGATTCTTAGCACAGAATGCAACAATAGTTTTTTCTTCTGTCTCTTTCTGTGCTGTGTACCCCAACATAGGATTAACAACTAACGCATAGTCTAACTTTTTAGAAATATCTATTAATTCTAATCTACATTGTTTAAGGGTCGGATAGCTAAAAATTATAACAGGCATTGCAGGTACTTCAGTCACTGCAAGCATTGTGGCTACTAAGATTGACCACATTATTTTTTGGTCTTTTTCTTATGAGATAACGGCTTACTAGAAGCGGTGTGTTTTGCACCTGTCATAACTTTACCTGACGTATGTTTATGAGTTTTACCTGTGTACGTCTTACCGTTTGGTAAATAATGAGGAACACCTTTCATATTTAGTATCCTTTTTTCTTTGGACTTTTCTTTGGCTTACTAGCTGCGGCTGCGGCTTTTTTACCTGCGGCTGTGTATGGAAACTTCTTTCCTTTGACGTTTGGCATTGTTACTTCCTATGGGGCTGTGGGCCAGTTAATTGTTGTGGGAAAGTCGGCCTGTGCTGGAAGGTTACGCAGTAAAGTTCGGTACGCTGTCATTCCCGTTGTCATAGTCACATCAGAGTTTGCCGTCCAATCGGTAGTGGCTAGTAGATCATTACGCTTATCTCTAGCAGCTACTGCTAAACGATCATCTGCCCCTGCTGCCCATGCTGCTTCTTCTGAGTCACGTTCAGTTTCTTCTGCTGCTGTGAATGGTACGTTCCCTGCTGCTGTTGTGTGGTATCGAGTCATAATATGTATCCTTATTTAGCTATGCCGTAAAGTTTGAATGTGCCACCAATTAACGTGCCAGCAGATGCATAAAATCGTATACCCGTCAAAGCTGCTGTTGAACTTGTGTTAACTCCAAATCCTTTATTACCTCTTGCTCTACTGCCTTTTGCTACCGAATCCCAAGTTGCCATTTTACTGAATGAAGTGTTTGACGGCCCAGCTGTATAAAAATTTATTGTAGTGTTAGCTCCTGTGCCTCCTGTTGCTACATTTTCAGCATAATATACAACCCTAAACTCAGCCGCCCCATTAAGTCGTTGTGCTGTTGGGCCTGCTGACGAATCTTTCGCCTCTACATTCAAGTTGTAGCCACTGGTCACATATGCTCCCCCTAACTTCATTCTCGCTCTGATGTTCACTCCATTATTGGAGACATTAAGACCCGTTATCATTATTACATATGAGTCATAAGTGCTGTCAAAAGTAGTCTCTATGTCCACTGTAGATGAATTAGAAGCGGTAACACTAGACAGTAACGTCAGACCAGCAGGAGCAACAGTACCCCAACTTGCAGCACTACCATCAGTCGTTAGAAATTTACCTGATTGACTGCTTTGGCTAGGTAGTGAATCAACACCCGTTAAAGCCGAACCATCACCATCTGGTGCGAGTACGTCTGTGCCAATAGCCACGCCTAACGCTGTCCTAGCTGCCCCAGTAGATGATGCTCCTGTGCCGCCTTTTGCAATCTCTAAATCAGCACCCGTGAAATTGGCGTTGGTAACATCACCATCAACCAACACTGTGCGTAGAGTCTCTACTATGTCTCTTGCTTTACTCATATTAGGACTCCGTTATGGTGCTGTAGGCCAAGTGATTGAAGATGGAAAGTTCTCTTGGTCACTTATGTCACGTAGATCAGATCGGTAGGTCGTCATTTCGCTAGTCATAACCACATCAGACAAAGCATAGAAGTCCGTAGCTGCTAAAAGACCATCACGGGTAACACGGGCTGCTGCTGCGACTTTAGCTAACTCACTAGCTGTGTATGCTGCCTCATGTTCTGCTTTAGTAGTAGTGACACCATCATCGTCTGTAGTGTCTGCAAACTTATCTACGACTGCCCAACCTTCTACCCAGTTGTTCAAATCATCTTGAACAGGAGCGACAGAGCTAACCTGCTGCAATGCTGTACAGCTAGGCTTTGGTGCTGCTAGTACAGGGTCAATGTTGAGATGTGTACAAACGTCTGCGTCCCATACTCTTGGGAATGAAGTGTTTGCGTTAGCTCTGCGAATCTCGCCTTGAT